ATATCAGCTCCATTTTGTGAAGCTTGATTTGTAATTATACCAGCATTTGATATTGATGATGTAAGAAATATAGATGCTCCTGTTAATGGGTTGTTATATGAAATCTTCCCCGCAAAAGAAAAACTATTATTTCCACCTATACCATTTCCATTAATACCATCTGTTGTAATATATTGAACAGTAATTACATCACCATTTTGTAATTTTTTACCTATTTTACCATCACCAAATAATAATTCATATTTTTCATCCTGAACTTCTTGTATTAAATAAATTTCTGAAAAAGAATCTACATTTAAAATATTTTCAACTAATGAATATTCAGTACCCAGTGTACCAATATCATCATCTATACCATCTTGAGGTGAGACATCCCTAAAAGTATTTACATATACTTTAATAGTTGAAGTATCAATACCATTATTATCTAATAAAAATTTTTGATCTAAAGACGCATTAACAGTAAATTTCTTACTTAGAAATACACCCTCTTTTATTTGAACATTTTGAAATTTTGCCACTCCTGATGATATAGGTGCAGATACACTTTCGGTTGTAGAAAATACATAAGAAGTATCTGATGCATTCCCAACACACACTATACCTGCTTCTAATGTTGCTACACTATATGAATCATCAGTAACATTAACATCGAACGATATATCTGCTGTGGCTGCCGTTCTAGAGCGTGGTACATAACCTATATTACGTGCCAAGGAAACTACATTTTCACGTAGTGTCGCAGAATCTAAGAAAGATTCATTAACCACCATATTGGAGTTAAATGCTGTAATATAAGTATTATATGCTAATGTATCAATTAAAACAGAAAAATTAGAACCTTCAAAATCAAATCCAGTGAAATCAGAATTTGCACGTAAATAATCTTTAATTGAGGTTTTTATTTGATCAAAATCAAGATTTGTAAATTTAGTAAACGGCATTTTATCTTGTTGACTCTAATAGAAAGGAATATTCTTGTACTGGAAACTCTTGTCCTACAATATCATAGATAACTGTCACCTCAAATGTATTATCATCTGGTTGAGGATTAACTTCTACCTCTACATTCTCAATTCTAGGTTCAAAATTATCTAAAGATATTTCAATTTGACTTTGAATTGTTGCAGCAGTACCAAAATCAACAAACTCAAATAAACTATCATAAACATCAGAACCAAAAAGAGGATTAAAAAACTTTTCAGTTGGTATAGTTTGAACTATATTACGTACTGATCTTTTAATCGCACTTTCATTCTTTAATACTGGTAAATCATTAGTAACAGGATGAGGGGTAAATGATAAACTAATATCTTTAAATGCCCTTGATATCCTTTGAATCGCCATTAGACAGGGGTTTTTTCTTTATTTATACCACTTTCCAATAAAAAAAGGTACCTTGCGGTACCTTGTCGTTATCTACCTTGTCCTCGATATCTTTTACGAGCCGAGTTACGAGAGGTCGCCGCATATTTTGAATGCTTTCCTCTTCCTTGACGAGACTTCTTCGGCGGTGATTGTATAAAATTACCACCACTTATACCACCTGTTGCTTTAGCCATTGTCCTCCAAATAAGTTTCAGTTTTTAATTGTTCGTTTGTTGGAGAACCTGTCTGATAAAATTCAACTGCCAGATCCTCCATAATGTCAAAGTATTCCATTTGACTTAAGTCATCAAATATAACTTTACCATCTCTGATGATTCTATATAACTCTCGTTTTTTCATGCCCCACTCTTACTCTTGGATCGCACCAGATTTCGAAACCTGCGTCCTTGGCATCAAGACAGAAAGAAACATCTTCTCCACACATGTCTTGAACTTCACCACTCTCGAAAACTTGCATCTTGGGAGCAAACCAAGGATAAGGCATTCCTTCGTGCTCAAAAACACCGTGCTTGATTAATAACCATCCAAAACCTGTATAATCTACCGTAAATGGTTTTTGTCGCTTAGAGATGCTCTCAACAGTCTCGTGGTTCATTACTCCACCATTGTTACGGAAGTCATCTTCTTCTAACCAGTGGGCGACTGAGGTTGTTTTACCATCCTCTGTGGCATACCATCCTGCTGCAATGTCTTTATCCATTAAAAGTACTTGCCATAGTTTTTCTGTATTAAAAACAATGTCAGAGTCAATCCATAATTGATAATCATATTTTAATTTTCCATCCCAAGGAATCTGATTCGGCCCTCGCAGTACATTCGCTCCTAAGCACTTGCATCTTGCAAAGTTTACCATTGATGAATAGTCCTGCGAAATCTGAATACTTGCTCCGCATTGTACTAAGTCAAAACAAATTTGTACAAAACTTTTTAGAAATTGGAAGGAAACTCCTCTTCCAGGTAGACAAAATACGATTGCCTTCCCTTTGACCATTTCTTTTGCTTTATCAAAATCCCATTCTGGTGCCTTTTTAGTCATCGGTGACTTTGCCTTCACCGTAAATCCTTTAGCCATAATTTCTTGTAATTACATTCATATCATACAGCATTATATAGTAATTGTCAATATGAAGATTCTTCATATACTTTATGTCTCTCTTCTATAATCTCTGAGTATGATAAGTCTTCTGTAAAGTAAGATCTATATATTCTTCTCCATATAATATTAAACTCCCATTCATTTAAATCTTTAAATAAACATTCATCCTTTAAGTAAATGTGATAAGATTTTTGATTACTCATTTTCTTCAATGATTATTTCTTTTCCATCTATACGCCATTTTAACTCACTATCTTCGTATAAGTCAAGCTCATTAATAATTTCTTCAGGAATTGTTGTATAATATCTCCCAGTTACATTATCAATCTCTATGGTGCTAAAAATTTCATCAAAATTTTTTCTCATATTTTTGAAATCCTGTAGTTGTTTTTATATAGCGAAAAAAATTTTTGTAATTCGGGGAACATATAGCTGCCTTGGGTAACACTTTGTAGGTTAGGGTAGTTACGCAATTTTAATATAAGGGGGCAAAACACCCCCTTACTGTCTGATTCACGAACGAATGACTTAGACTGCCAATTGTCTTAAAATCAATTTGCCCACATAGTCTTTGGCATTATAAGGAATGGTCACATGCTTATCAGAATTAGCATGACCCCACACTTCGTGCCTCCCACCGTATCGGATGAGATACCATCCCAACTGTTTGGCACGTTTTCTCAACTGTTTACATTTCATGATGCACGAAGGGGTAAGGGAACGAAGCGATTATTATTAAAGTTGGCATATGAAAAGGCACGTCGGTTGACTAATTTGAAATATCCGAACCGTGTGATCATGACGTATCCCTCACCCTGAATAGGTTGATAATCACCCATTATGAATGTCTGGAAATCGGCAGTATCACGACACGCATTTAAAGCAAGGTGCTTTATCTCTCTGACAGTATCCCATAACTCAATCAAGTTCGGATCACAAAAATCTGTAAAGTCAGCAGGGTTAATGTCCTTGCCCTCACGAATCAAATAGTTTAAGTTGATTTTAATTTTCTTTGCTGTTCGCTCATCTACGAACTTGACGCAGGTGCTCATGTTCTTTGCGTACTCAATTAAATCAAAACACACATCTGCAAATGTACCTGTGCTGCCACCCTCAAACCCATTAGAAATATATGCTTTCGGTTGAACGTATTTGACATTATCATTTGAGTTTAATGAATCAACCAACGGCATGGCAATTGCATCACGCAAATCATTTGCCGCATAGTACTTAGTGTGAGGTGCTATGATGATTTTCTCCGTGACCTTTTCTGGAAACGAATAGGTTAAAGTGTTCGGTCTGTAATTCTTAGAACCACCGAATCCTATAAAGTCACCCTGATAAATGTTCTGAGTGATTGGTAGGTATGCCATACACGCCATAAGAATTTGACGCAGTGCTGGTTTGTATTGATAATGCGTCTCAATATCAGAGGGTGTTTCACATATGATAATTTTCTTCTTATTAAAAACTGATTTGGTTCCCACGAACTGTAAACCAGATTCAGGGTTACGACCCCAAACAATAGCGGGTGCTCCGTCAATCTTAAGTGACAGAATCAATGGCATTAAAAAAGCATCCAAAACAGATAAGTCACCTGTAAGGATGCTGTCTTCAGGGTGTTCGATGTGAAGGTTTTTAGTCATAAAAACGAATGTAAAAAAATGGGTGTGGTGGGAATAGCAGATGTCTGACTCTATGCTAACTGATTTACTCAGTTTAATTAAGAGTCTCAGGGATGCCCATCCCTCACCACTCTTTAATAATACCAATAAAAAACCCCCTTTAGGGGGTTGGTAGTCCAGTTTGAGAATTGGCTGGTCATGCGACTTCTAAAT